TGTGATTTCTACCGTGTCGGACATTTAAAGCCTCCAGTTATGACGGGCATTAAAAAACCCGCCGGGGCGGGTTCATAGTATTGGTTGCCAGGACAGGATTCGAACCTGCGATCCCCGCGCTATTGGCTACCGCGCCAGCGAAAGGATTATAGCGGTGTCACTCTTCAGCCTCTCGAGCACCTGGGCCTATGTTTATTTCTTGCCGTTGGCCTCTGCCATTTGCATATAAACCGGCGCGGAGCCGTTAGGCAGCCTTTTGCTCACCTCACGGTAATGCGCCACACGCTCACGGAAGTATTCACGCAGATGCTCAGGCTGCTCTCGCTCTACCTGGTCCGCTATCACTGGCTGGTTCATGCGCTCTTTGTACGCTACGCCTGATGCGGCAAGGTCTACGTTTACCTTATCCATTTCTTCTTTTGGCAGATTGCCGAGATTGTATGACATGAGATCCTCCTATTGGGGAGGATTATACATCATCGCATATCAGCATTGTAAAATGGCTTCTTTGTGAAAATTGTGATACTTCCCATACTTGGCGCTTAGGTAAGATGACCAGACCATACTTATCTATATACTTATAGAAGCATCAAACATTTAAATCGTTAAAAGAGCGAGAACTTAAATGAATAAAAAATCAGCCATTTCTCGGCGGTTGGAGTCTTGCATACCACTTTATATGCAAAAAGATTACGAAGGTTGTTTAGTTCATCTTTTTCCTGCTTTAGACAAAACAGCAAAGCTCAGAATGCCTAAAGGAAAAGTTGGGGAGAGAATAAAAAATTTCATTAATGATCAACATACTATAATCACTTATGTTGCTACCGGAAACTCGATTGGCGCCTTGGTTGTTGACGGAGTTACCCTCCCAGATGCTATTTATAAATTTGGTCGCAATCCCATTGCACATGAGGGAGAGTTGGACCCAAGGTTACAGATCACTGAAGATGGAATGATGAGCATTAGCGATATATGGATTCTTCCTTCAACCTTCATATTGGGTCTTATTATTTCTGTGATTACAGCAAAGGAAAACACGACAGATACCATTAACGGTGATTTCGCTGTAACAATTAATGGAAATAAATTTAAATTAAATGAACTGTTTGGCATGGAGGATCACTTCCGCAAAACCCAACTTCCATAGCTTACTAATTATATAATTTTAATTTTGTACAGATGGTCGCCATTGGTTAAGCGTCTTCACCTGCCCAGAGCAGATCGATAAAGCTGTTTGCAGTGCCAACGTGTAGCTCAGGGCATCCCCCCAAGTGTTGCCCTGCAGCTTTGGTTGCTCACATGGGATGAATACAGACTCAGGGGGTTGTAGCACTACCTGTTGCGGTACCAAGGGCAGCGTTCTGCTGCAGGAGGTCAATAACAGCGGCAGGCATAGGACTATTGCCACATTTATCGCTTTTAAGTGCATCGCGTAATTTCCTCTGATACGTTTCCCCCTGCTGGCGCAGTTGCTGTTCCTGCTGTTGCTGTGCTGCCATCAGTGCACGGTTCTGTGTGTCCTGGGTTTGCAGTGTGGAAATCAATCCGGCCTGCTGGTCCAACATCTTCTGTTGCTCCGCGTTCTGCTGGCGCGTCAATTCCAGTCGATGCGATAAAAGTGAGCTGTAACCACCAAGGCAGATTGATACCACCAGCATAATCAACAGTCCGCTGCCTGCTAATTTAGTCAACCACCCACTCATAGCAAAACCTTGCGGGCGATGTCGTAGCGAGCCTGACGGTCAGATAGGCCATTGATGCCGCCATTGATACGTTTGGTCACCCATTCGATATCGTTGGCATTTCGGCCACAGTCGCGTGACTTCCAGAACCAGCCAGCGGAGCGCATCGCGTTAGCGTCGCTTTCTAACTGCTGGGGATTACCAACCAGGTCAAGTTTCAGCGCGGTACCGCATGCCCGGTAATTATCCTGACCGGTAATCTGAATCAGGCCACGTCCGCGATATTTCCACCCGTCACCGCGTGATTTATTGCCCAGGCGTTCGGCGTATACCAGATTGGCGATAGCTTCCTGATTGGCCGGGTGCGCAGACGTGCGGCCCAGCATATCCGACTGATAAACCGTAATGCGTTTGCCAAACGTAGCCAGCAGCCCTTGCGGCGTGTAATTCAGGCTTTCCGCTGTCCGGGTAAACCCGCTAGACTCATGGCCAACCTGCGCAATAAACATTGCCTGCGCTGCAGGTTTGGTTATGCCGAATTCCGCGAACGCGGCAATCAGGTGCGGATACCAGCGCGTAGCTAATCCGGCGCTTATACCAGCCGCCTTTTGAAAGTCGTTTTGTGTCATTGTGGCCTCAGGGAATACAACAGCTTCGCGATATTCCCTTTAACCCGGTACAGCGCGATGCAAATAATTAGGTTGGCGGCGATAACGCCCCAGTGAGTGTCCTGATACTGCTGGGCTATGAAGCGGAACGGGATCCACGAATAAACCGCGATGAGAAACCATGCCAGCCAGGCTACCCATGCCCGGTGCCGGTATCCCGTTTTTCTGAAGAATGCCAGCCGGCAGACAATGGCCGAACACAGCAGCACGTTCAGTACCACCATCGGATCGCTTTGGGTTAGTCGGAACCACATCAGCGCCAATTCGTTAGTTACCATTCGAACCTCCTCGCCACTTGCTAAACAGTGACGTCGGATCCTCCATCTTCTCACTGATGAAGGTCAGCAATTTGACGGCCACCGCCGAGATGATAAGTGCGCCGAGTGGCTCTAATGGGGTGTCGTTGTAATTCAGCCACCCTGCAAGCTTCGCCCCTGTGACGCTGGCACCAAGAACGCCGGTACCGAAAGACACGACAAATGAGAATGCTTGCCGGATGCGCGGGATATCTTTGGCCTGGGTTACGTAGAACATCGCGCCAATGAAAGCGCCGAAGATAATCCCGTAATCAACGCCAGCCGCCGGAGCAGCGGCGGTGGCAACACCAAACGACACACCGGCGGCGGTGGTTAATGGATCGGACATCGTTACTCCTCATTGCTGTAATTGTCCTCTCCATACCGAGGGCATAAAAAAGCCGCGGTCTATGCCACGGCTAATAGGGTTCAGCCACCAACCGTAAACGAGTCGGTGCAACGGGGTGTGCCAAGTGTGTGTCGGATGTTGGCTGGGGATGAAATGCAAAAAGGCCACCCGAAGGTGACCTAAATTACTAGCAAGCTAATATTATTACTTTTTACTATTTGACGGCAAGACTGCATCAGCAGCTTCTTTAGAGCGTTCTTGCTCAGAATTATGCCGCTTCACCATATCGGGACCAATCAAACTAAAAAGAACTGTAACTAGTTGCCACAAGGTTAAAAAAACGAGCACAGCATAAGAAAACCCTCTGAAAAACTCCTTATGTTCGATAACAAAGCCAAATTGTTTAACTAAAGGTGCAGCAACACCAATTATTAAAACACTGGCTAGAATTGCTGTTGAATGAACAATAGGTGTAAACAATCTTGTTATGCCGCGCCCCCTGGCTTCTGAGGAAGTGCTGCCTCCGCGAAAAGAATTTTTTAACCTTTCTGGGTAAATAATCGCAAACCAAGCCCCTACAACAGCAAAGATAATAGAGGCTGTAGTTCTCAGAGCTTCATATAATGGCCACTGATTAGCAAAAGGCACATTCTTACCCAAATAGGCGGAAAATATTATTATTAGCATTATAATAATCCCGCCTATGAATTTCATTTTAAACTCCTACCTCTCTAAAAATAACATCTCTTTTACCAATTAATTCAGTCAGTAAAGAGTCTGATGTCACGAACTCTGCATCTTTTCGAACTAAATCCAAAGGAAATTTTGTTCTAGCTAATGAACGGCTAAGCCAATACATCTGCTGATCACCTTTAAACTTAAATCCGTAGTCACACGAATTGATGTCGCCGTTCACGTTCCAGTCTGCAATCATTTCATCTACATCTGCGAGATCAATATCAGGGGAAATCTCATATCTGATTTTTGTTGACGCCCCAGGGGCTTGGGGTTGGCTGATCTTCGTTTGTACGAGTAACTTTTGCCATAAACTAATTTCTTCGGCCATTGCCAAGTTCAGCTCAACAACTTTCTCAACCTTCGATATGTTGTTTGCATTCTGCCTGATTATGTCATGCTTACCTGGATTTTTCACAAGCCCCGTAACAAACTGCGGGTAATGCTTTTTCTTCGGTAGGGCTACATCAGCAGGATTAGCTTTATATCCCTTTATCACAACCTCATGAGTCCCATCTTCTTTTACAACCGATTCAGCCATTACACGGTTAGAAGACTGCCGAAGAAAATTGTGAAGGTAGCATTGCATTGACCTTTGCCCAGTAACTGCGTGGTTCAACTTTATACTTGCAACCAACCCTTTTGAAGGGACAAACCAAAAGTACGTAGC